GGTTTAGAGCGTGAAGCAAAGGTAGCTAATTATCTAACGACGGTTTACCCGTGGGTTTTGACTGCTACGCCTAAGTATTATTTTACTGATTTCCACATAAACGAAAAACAGGGTAACGGCTTTGAAAGCTACATAGGTGATTTAGAGGTTTTATGGTGTAACTATTCTTACACACAGCCTACCTTTGTAGCCTATACAAAGTTGCAACAAATGAGCATATTGCCGCTGTTTAAAGACTTAGAAAGCGCCTATCACCGGCTAGTCTTTAGGTTTACAGACGGCCTATTTATAGTGCCTGTAGAGGCCTTACAGCCATTTAGGCCTATTGTACATAATCACTTTGTCCGTGAAGATGTAACAAAGCTAGTAGTACGCCTAGAGCTTGCTAACTATATGCAATTTTTCACACCAATAGTTATTAGATAATGGGGTTAAAAACTATGCTCTATATAGAGGCTAAATGCACACAATGCAAGACGGCTACCTTGCAGATAGAGCGCGTAGTGTCTGACCACCTACCACCTAACGTTAAATGCCTACAATGCACTAGGTGCGGGCTACTAGATATAACGTTAGTAGATGTGGATAACGCTAGGCAGGTACGCAATTAAGTTATCCACAGGGGCTAAAAACCTGTGGACAACACGCCCAAGCCCCGCTCAAGTTATCCACAATATTGCTTTACACTTGACTTATCGGGTACGCTGTATGCGCGGAACGCAAGCCCCGAAGGGCGCTAGCTTGCGAACGCTGCGACAGCTAGGGCTACAGTTCTGCCTAATCTTAGGCTTGCTATCTTTACAGACCTTACCCGTAAAGGCTGATATAAACGCTATAGATGCTTATAAAATATATGCTCATATAAAGATAGGTGAATATAAAGAATTTAAGTGTATTGAGAAGCTGTGGACTCTGGAGAGTAATTGGCGGCCTAAAGCTAAAAACCCAAACTCTACAGCTTATGGCATACCACAGCTGTTAAAGATGAAAGAAACAAACCCTTATAAACAGATAGACTTAGGCCTAAGATACATAGACAAGCGCTATAAAGGTAGTGCGTGTAAAGCCTTAGCTCATCATAAGAAACGGGGTTGGTATTAATGGCTAAACGCGGTGACCCTAGATTAAACAGGGCTTACAGGTATAAGTTTAGAAACCAAGTCTTAGCTAGAGATAGCTACACCTGTTATTACTGTGGGGCAGATGCAGACCAAGTAGACCACGTGATACCTGTTAGTAAAGCCCCAGAGCTAGTACTTAGCTTTGATAACGCTGTGGCCTGTTGCAAGCGCTGTAACGTAAAAAAAGGCAATAAGTCACAGGGTGTTTTTTTAGCTAAGACGGCTACCCCCCCTGTCTTTTGCGGCAGTATCTCTCCGAAAACGGCTGTAATGACACAAAGCGGGCCTTGTTTGGGCCAGCCTGAGCAGACCTGAGCTAATGAGTACCAAACCTAAACAGACCTTACGGGGGCTGGTGCAACCGCGCCTGCATAACGTTTTGTTATCAGGGCCTACTAGGGGCGGTGAGGTTGCAGAGCTTGCAGAGCGTATCGGCCTGCCGCTTTTACCGTGGCAACGCTTTGTTTTGAACGATATGCTTACAATAGATAAAAATAAACAATTTATTAGGCGTACAAACCTAGCAATATGCGCCCGGCAAAATGGTAAGACTCATCTAGCGCGTATGCGTATATTAGCTGGCCTGTTTTTGTTTAATGAGCGTAATCACATAGTTATAAGCTCTGCTAGGTCTATGGCCCTTACTACCTTTAGAGAGGTAGCTAATGCTATTGAAGATAGCCCCGACTTAAAGAAGCAACTAAAAAAAATACTTTATACAAACGGTAACGAGGCCATTATTCTAAAAAGCGGGGCTAGGCTAGATGTTAGAGCTGCTACCCGCGATAGCTCTAGAGGTGCTAGCGCTGACTTTCTATTTATAGATGAGCTACGAGAGATAGACCAAGAAGCCTACGCAGCTGCTCTACCTGTAACCCGCGCTAGGCCTAATAGTCAGACCCTAATGGCTAGTAATGCTGGAGATGCCTTTAGCACTACGCTTAACGACTTACGCGAGCGCTGCCAGAGTAACCCGCCGCCGTCTTTAGGCTATTACGAATATAGCGCCCCGCCATTTTGCGCCCTAGATGACCGTAAAGCGTGGGCAGCTGCTAACCCGGCGCTAGGCATACTAATAACTGAAGAAACCTTGCAAGAAGCTCTAACGGTGCAGACTACAGAGCAATTTAGGACAGAGAGCCTTAGCCAATGGATAGATAGCTTGCAAAGCCCGTGGCCGTTTGGTTCTGTTGAAGATAGCAGCGACATAAACTTAAAGATGAGCCCCGGGCCGCTTACTGTTTTTGCCTTTGACGTTAGCCCTAGCCGCCGAGATGCCAGCCTAGTAATGGGCCAGCTGCTACCTAATGGCAAAATAGGCCTAGCAGTACTAGAAACCTACAGCTCACAGGTAGCAGTAGATGAAGTTGTAGTAGCAGCCTCTATAAAAAAATGGGCTGACCTGTATTACCCGCGTTTAGTCTGCTACGACAAATACACTACTGCCAGTATTGCTCAAAGGCTACAAAATGCAGGCGTACAGACCCGCGATATATCGGGGCAGACGTTTTACACCGCCTGTAGCGATATGTATGATGCTTTAGTAAATGACCGCCTAAGACATAGCGGGCAAGATGCGCTAATACAACAAATGGCTAACTGTGCAGCTAAACAAACCCCAGATGCTTGGCGTATTGTTAGGCGTAAGTCTGCCGGGCCTGTAGATATACCTATAGGGCTAGCTATGGTTATACATATAATGGCGCAACCTGTAGCAGAGGCTAAAGTATATGCCTAGACACGCCCAAGCCTAAACTCTGTACCTATACTTGACTTTTAGGCAATAATGCCCCAATGGGATTACTAGAAACTATAGGGCTGCGTAAAAAAGACATAGAGGCGCAATTATCGCCGCCTATTATGCAACAAACTTACGGCGCGGGCGTTTACAGTTTTGGCGGTTTATACAATACAAACGGCGTACCATTTATAGATAGAAACTTAGCTTTGCAAGTACCAGCGGTAAGTAGATGCCGTAACTTAATCTGTGGCGTTATTGCAAGTATAGATTTAGAGCTAATACAAAAAAGTACAGGCCGTAAATTACAAAACCCTGTTTGGTTAGACCAGCCGGACATTAGACAGCCACGCAGCGTAACAATTAGCTACACCGTGGATAGTTTATTGCTATACGGCGTTGCTTATTGGCGCGTAACGTCACTTTATGAAGATGACGGCAGGCCTAGCGGCTTTGAGTGGGTAGCTAATACACGCGTTACAGTAACTACAGATAAATACGGTGATGAAGTAGATTATTACTCAATAAATGGGCAGCGCGTACCAGATAGCGGGGTAGGGTCTTTAGTAACTTTTCAAAGTTTGCTGCCCGGCGTATTAGAAACAGGCGGGCGCACAATACAGGCCGCGTTAGATATACAAAAAGCGGCAAGCGTTGCAGCTGCTACACCTATGGCAACAGGGTTTATAAAGAATAGTGGGGCAGATTTACCAGAGGCACAAATTAGCGGCCTACTGGCAGCGTGGAAGGCCGCGCGTAACTCACGCAGTACGGCTTACTTAACTAGCACGTTAGATTATCAAACTGTGGGTTACTCACCTAAAGAAATGATGTATAACGAGGCATCACAGTATTTAGCTACAGAAATAGCGCGTTTAATGAACGTACCGGCATATTACATAAGCGCGGATATGAATAACTCAATGACTTACCAAAATATAATAGACGGGCGCAAAGAGTTTGTAGCTTACTCATTACAGCCGTTTATAAGCGCTATTGAAAACAGGCTTAGTATGGATGACGTAACCCGCCGAGGTAATCAGGTGCGTTTTGCGTTAGATACAACATTTTTACGCGCTGATACTTTAGCGCGTTTGGAAGCTATAGAAAAAATGCTAACGCTAGGTCTTATAGATGTAGAGCAGGCACAAAGTATGGAACAGCTAAGCCCTAGTGGACTAACAGAGAGGCCAAACAATGCTATTAACATTTAGCGGCAACATAGAGGCAGTAGATAACGGCGATAGGCGCACAATTAGCGGCAAAATTGCACCTTATGGCGAGGTAGGCAACACGAGCGCGGGCCGCGTAGTCTTTGCAGAAAACTCTATAACCGTGCCAGAGCCAAGCAAGGTAAAGCTTTTAATGTCGCACGATAATTCCAAGCCGGTAGGCCGTATGCAGAGCGTTACTAGCAATAAGACTGGGTTATATGCCAGCTTTAAGGTAAGTGCTAGCACCCGCGGTAGTGATGCAATTTTGCTTGCACAGGAACAGCTAATGGACGGGCTTAGCGTAGGTGTTGAGGTAGAGGACTCACGCCAAGAAAAAGATTATCTGCTAGTTACGGCTGCTACCTTAAAAGAGGTATCTCTAGTAGAGAGCGCTGCATTTCCAAGCGCTGCCGTGTTAAAAATTGCTGCACAAGAAAACGCAGTAGATAACCAACCAACAGAAACGAAAGGTGAAACCGTGGACAAAGCCCCGGAAGAAATGGCATCAGAGGCAACATTTTTGCCAGACGGTGCAACAGTAACGCTAAAGAGCGTTAGCTATAAAGATGATGAGGCCGCGGGCGCTACTGAACCAGTAGAAGCCGCGCGCAAAATTATTAGACCAAGTGCGCTTAACTCACAAAGAGTACGCACACCTATCACAAATATGGGCGCATACACAGAGCATAAAATTAAAGCTGCTCTAGGTAATGATGAGTCAAAGCTATATGTAACAGCTGCAGATGATAGTTGGACTACAAACCCTGCATTTAACCCAACGCAATACTTAACAGAGTTCATTAGTAACACACGTTTCCCACGCAGCGCGGTAGATGCTTGTAGTCGTGGAGTTTTGCCACCTAAAGGCAACACAATTAACGTGCCTGCACTTGTAGACTCAAACGGTGGGCTAAATGGTGTAGCACCTACCGTTACTGTTGAGGCTGAGGCTGGAGCTGTATCTAATACAGGTATGGTTACAGAATATCTAACTGGTACTGTAAATAAGTACTCGGGTATGAATACGCTAAGTATTGAGTTGCTTGAGCGCACAGACAATCCAGGATTTTTTGCCGAGCTTACACAGCAAATGCAAAATTCTTACATGAACGCAACAGACCAAGCGGTAATTACTGCAATTAACGCAACAGGCTTTACAAGCACAGCCGTAGCAGCTACAGCGGCAGGTATAATTTCTTACACGGCTGAAAGTACAGCTAACGTATACAAGAACAGCGGCTATTTTGCCCAAAACTTTGTAGGCAGCACAGGTATTTATAACCTACTACTAGGTGCAGTAGATACCACAGGCCGCCCAATTTTCAACGCTTACCAGCCAAACGCGGCAGCACTTGCTAACGCAGCTGGACAGGTAGCTAATAACTCTGTACGCGGTAACGTATTAGGTCTAGACCTTTATGTAGATAGATTTATGACCGCTGGCGTAGCTGATAACTCAGCATTTATTCTTGCGCCAGAGGCATTTACTGTTTATGAAAGCCCACAGGCTTATATGAGCGTAAACGTAGTATCAAA